TTTATAATAATTTATAATTTATTACAGTATGGCAACCAAGGTAATCAAAGCAGAAAGAGTATCCGAAGTAATTGAATTACTTACCGAAGGTCGCACGTATAATGAAATCCAGTTGCATCTTCAAGCAAAGTATAATACAACCAGACGTACCCATGATGCAGATATCGAACAGGCATATAACGAGATAAAAGAACAGTACGAGAAAAAGAACGGAAATACCATTTCAAGACATTTCAACACGTATAATCATATAATCAGTGGAGCACTAGAAGATAAGCAATTTGACGTGGCATTGAAAGCAATGGCACAATTAGAGAAACTTCTCAAACTACATAATCCTGAAACAGCCTTACAGATCAACAACAATAACCTTGATCTATCGCATCTATCGGTAGAAGACCTACAGAAGATAATCAGTGGCAACACCTAACGAAATAATACTTGGAGCAAAGGTAACCCTGTGCAAGAAAAGCTATTACCATTTCTTCAAAGAATTTTGGGAAGAGGTAAGTCCAGAAACGTTTACGGATAACTGGCATATCAAAGTTCTTTGTGACGAACTACAAAAAATGGGTGAGAGGATCAAAAAACGCTTGCCCAAAGAATATGATCTGGTTATCAACGTACCACCAGCAAGTACCAAAAGTACTATTGTTACCATACTATACCCTGTCTGGTTATGGACAATCGACCCGACTATCAAAATACTATCCGGTAGTTACGGACAATCATTGGCATTAGATCATGCCGTTAAATCCCGTAATGTAATACAATCCCTCAAATACAGAACGTACTTCCCAAACATACGTATCCAAGAAGATAGCAATAACAAAGCATCTTACGAGAATACCCAAAAAGGAGTACGTGCAGCTACTTCCGTTGGTAGTGGTATAATCGGTAGACATTATCACCTGCATATAGTGGATGACCCTTTACAGGCAAACCCAACCGAATTAGATATACAAAGTGCCAATGATTGGATAAGCACCCGTCTTAGTACTCGTAAAATCGATAAGGAGATTACACCACTGATATTGATCATGCAACGTGTCCATCAAAAAGACTGTAGTGCGATGATCATTGCCAAAGGCGGTAGGATTAAGCATATAAACCTCCCTGCTGAACTATCTCCAAGTACTACTGTAGAATACCAAGGTTACTACGAAAACGGGTTATTCGATAATAAAAGACTACCTAGAACGGTTTTAAACCAATCCAAAATAGAACTAGGTACTAACCAATACTCTGCCCAATACCAGCAATCACCAGTACCGGAAGAAGGTATGATACTTAAAAAGGACTGGTTTTCCATCAAACAGTTTGTACTTGATGAGGAACTGGAACAACTTAAAAAGATCACATGGCATCTGTTTATCGATAGTGCGTATACGGATAAAACAAGCAATGACGCTTCTGCCATACTGGTTGCCGGGATGTTAAACAATACACTGGTGATCAGGTATTCTTATCAGGTATGGTTGGAATATCCTCAATTAAGTGAGAAAATAAAGGAAGTGGCTAAAATCTTCGGTAAATCCAATAGTAAGATATACATTGAACCAAAGGCTTCGGGAAAGTCCATTGCCCAAGGTCTAAAGAACCTGACCAGTTTAAACGTAATAGAACTGGAAACCACCCGTGATAGTAAATTAACCCGTGTAAATGCAGTCAGTCCAATAATAGAAAGCAAACGTGTTGTTCTTGTTCAAGATAATTGGAATAAATCATTTATCGAAGAGTGTACGGCTTTCCCCAATGGAACGGCAGATGACCAGTTAGATACACTTGTCTACGCAATAAACAAACTAATTCAAACACAGACCAAATTAACCTATGCTTCGGCATAATGCTAGTGCTTAACCCTTAATTATAAGTATATGAACATTATAAAAGTAAACGACATCGAATACAACATACCTACTTCTTGGGATGAGATAACAATCGGTCAACAGATCGAAATAAGTGAACTGGTTAACCGGGATGAATCTTTCCGTAATATCCACATGATAAGCACGTATACGGGTATTCCAATGGAAATACTACAGAGAATGAATATCAACGATTTTAAGAAGATATTGAATATCATGAAGTTCTTGAAAGAAGAACATAATCCTGTGGTTATCAAGAGTTTTGTTCATAAAGGAAATATATACTTTCTTGCCGATAGCATGTTGAAAGGTGAGACTCAAGACTTTTTATCTATTGAAGGTATCTTAAAAAGATTCAAAGACAATCCAACCAAAGCCCTTCCGTACATAGTTGCCATTACCTGTAAGAGACAGGGTGAAACTTTAACCGACTACGATGCAGTTCAACGTGGTGAAGAATTTCTTGACCTTCCATATTCAACGGTAAATAATATATGGTTTTTTTTTGCCGAGACCGGGAATATGTTATCAAACAGTATCAAGCAATATTTAAGTCTACAGGACAAAGCAATGGAAGCATCTCTAAGTTACTCCGAGAGTATGGTGAAGCAGTCGGATGGGCAGGGATTGTACAAGAAATTAGCCAAAACATACCTTCTGTGGTACATCAAATCTACACGCAAAAGCTGGAAGAATTTCTCGACTACTATACAGTCAGGATTCTCAAAGCCGACTTGGAGAAACGTATTTCAGAAGAACAGATCAAAGAATCTAAAAATAAAAACAACCGTTGACGCAAAGGTTAAATAAGTTATTAGACATATAACGGACATGACCGTTATCTTAAATAAGTTTCTAATTCTTATTTAATTATAATAGAAAGAAAACGGAATATGACGCTAAACGATGTAAAAAATGCCTTTAATAAGGTCAGTCTTCAAGCAATAGATATTAAAGAGTTCTATGAAGGTAATGCATTCGATGCAGCCATTAGTCCGAAAACGGTCTACCCGATTACGTTCTTGGAAATACCTTACAACATCAACTATCCTGATGATCGTAAGTTTAAGACCTACCAATTTGCATTTCTGGTATTGAAGAAAATTAAACAAGATTCTGCCGAAGACGCACACAATGCTATTTCATGGGCAGAAGAACTCGGTGATGCAATCCTTTCAAAGATTCAAAACGATTATAAGAAAGACTTTTTATTGACAGGTATCAATGCTTTGTCATTGGACAATTATTCCGATGACTATCTTGGTGGTGTACGTTATAATCTAACGGTGACGGTTATCCGTGATCTTGCACTGCCTAAGTGTTATGAAGCAAAGTTTAATCAAGAATGTTAAAACTTATTTAAGATGCAGCAGACAAAAGATATATTGGCTAATATGGTTTCTGACTTAACATTGTTAACCCGTAGAACTATGATCGAAAACGGAGTCGAATCCGATTCCGATCTGGTTAAGTCCGTTGAATTCATACCAATGGATTCAGGTCTGCAATTACTTGCCAATGATTATTATGAATACGTAAGTACTGGTCGTAAACCAAAAGCACGTAAAGTACCTATTGAGGATTTAATACCTTGGATAAAGAAATACAATATCGGATCGGGCAATATAAATAGTCTTGCATGGGCAATACAAAAGGGCATATATGAAAACGGGATTAAAGGAAAGAACTATGCTGATCCGGTAGAGAACACCGTTGCCGATATGAGCAGTGAACAACTGGCAGAGGTATTATCCGAAGTCATTGCTGATGAAATGGTGGATGCACTTAGTCCGTTGACAAAAAATTAAATAAGAATTTTAAAGTTAAATAAGTTTTAAATGGCAAAGAATTATAAAGTTTGTAATATAACGTGTACCACAGGTGGTGAAGTAACTAAGGTTATTACATTAACACAGAGCAGTCCGTATACTATCCAAAACGGTAATCAGAATAATAGCTATATTCAAGAACTCGGAATTGATTTAACTGCTACACTTGATAGCGTTGCAGCTTGTGATATTGTTTTTAATGTTATACAAGATGTTTATTTTGAAACATCAAACGGTGTATCACAGGTTTTTCAAGATACTCTTATCATTACCATACCTGCTGGTCAATTAAGTGGTCTTCTTTCAGTTATATCATATTACGAGTCTATTGAATTTAACAGTGGAGGTGGTGGACGTGATGAATTCGACCATAGTGAATATCGTGAAGAATATACATATACTTATTCAGAAGGTGATCAAACTGTATTACCTACTTGCGGTCAATCATTATCATGTACACTTGACATTACCGGAACTACTATTGTTGCTCCTAGTTTTGCAGGTTTATCTGATGGTAGTATTACCATATTATATTCAGGTGATACCAATACGCTTTCATTTAGATTAAACGGTGGTACACCACAGGGATCGGCTGTATTTACTGGATTACCTGCTGGTATATATCAATTACGTATTGATGAGGCGGTGACAGGTTGTTATGCAGTTGCCACCGTTGACATTCCTACTGGTGCATTTCAAACTGGTGCGTTTAACGTTGTCGAACCAAATAGCATATTGGCTTCTGAAAATCCAATCGTGCTTACATTGAGTACGGCATTGAATGATGTAAATAGTTTACCTGCTATCATGAGATTAACCGTTGGCAGTGGTATAACCGATAACTATAATATTCGTTTTAGTCTTACAGTTCCTACAGAGTATAATATTCAGTATAACTCAAAAGAGTTTCCAAATAGAATAACTTATTTTCTTGCCAATAAATTAAGAGACTCTGCTGGATTATTGGTTAAAACAAATAGTAATAACGAAATAGCTGCATCATTAGCACAGGTTCTCCAAAGCGATATTATACTAAGTACATCGTATTTTATTAACCAGAACAACAATACTATTGAACTGGTAAGCAAGATCAACAGTAAAAGATTCACGATTTTAAACGGAGTTAACTATAATGCATACCGACCTAATAATACATTAACGTCAACGGGTGTCACGCTTACAGTTGTTCAGCAAGGTACTGATAACTTTGAAGGTGCTATTCTTGAAGACTATTCATTATATGCAGAAGTATACGGTAGCAAGAATGATATTCAATATGGTTCTACATTGAACGTAAACGATTTTAACCGTATAACAGAAGTACAATTACCGTATCAGACTAATAATATTCATGTATTTAATTTCAATCAGGTATGTAAATCTTTTGTCAGCACACCTAAACCTGATTATGAATTCACAGGATTCACAACAGTTAGTACATATTTACAACCGTTTTATTTCAAGTACGGTGAATTTTATCCTTTAATTCAAAACACCAATACAAAGAAAAAGAAATATAAAGGTCAGACTGGTTATAAATGGGTAGCCAATGCTGCATTGAATTACGAGGCTGCAAATAACATGAGTGCGTATACAGGTATCACATCAGGTGGTTTCCTTAGAGATATACCATATCTTACCAATGCACCTCTAAAGAAACAGACAAGTAAAAGACAACGTGAGTTATTATACTTCATTGTTCCTAAAGACCTTGGACAAGGTGTTATTGACGTGCGTGGATCAGTAACCTTTTGGGATGGAAGTGTATTACCAATCCAAGTATTTACCACGATTTCAACCAATGCATTTAACTTCGGTGGTGCTTTCTTAATTAATGTTTCGTTTGATAACCTTGGACTTCCAGCGATTGAGAACACGTACAATAAATTAATTAAGCAATTAGATATTGCCGTTTACACCGGGGGAGTACGTAATCTTACAGTTAACAAGACCTATGTATATGATCTTGAAGAACGTGTTAACCGTATTGGTATTTCATGGCTAAATAAGTTAGGTACGTTTGATACTTTTGATTTCAGTGGTCTGAGTGAAGATGCTATTGATCGTACTTCAAAAGAATATACGATTTTAAAAAATATAAACGCAGACGGATCATTGGCATCTGGTTATAAATCAAAAACTAATTACGATGTTGAAGTAACTAAGAAAGTAAAAGTAAATACCGGATGGATCAATGCTAGTACGTTTAACTGGTTATTGGAGTTATTAAACTCTAACGATGTTTACATTTATACAACCACAGTAGATAACAGTGTACGTATTACTGGTTTCAAATATAGCAAATCTTCAAACGATACGCTTTACAATGTCGAACTTGAATTAACTAACACAGCAGGAGAAAATAACGTTTCTATATAATGGCAAACATAAATAATGTTAAGATTGAAGTTAACAACTATCTTTACTTAGACTACCTTCGTGAAGATCAGCTTGCTATTAAGCTAAACCGTATTGTTGACGACTTCCAGAATCCAACTAAAAGATTCGGTGAGTTTAGTTATACATTAAGTCTTCCACGAACTAAGAACAATGATAGTGTATTTGAATATCCTGATGTAAAAGGTAGAATCAATATATTCGTAGGTAAGATATTTGATTGTAGAGTTTATAACAACAATGAATTACTATTAGACGGTATTATTGAATTATCGGGTATTGATGAAGACACATACAACTGTCAGTTCTATTCAAAGATCACCCAACTTATTGACGACATCGGTTCTACATTCGTAAGCAATTTAAAAGTAGCTAAACCTGTTTTATTTAATCCAAGTACTACCGTTTACGAAAATTTGATCATCAATCATATTAATGCTGAGTATAAAAATGCTGATGAGACGGACTATCAATTCCCATTGATATTCTATCGTACAATGTTTGCACCTGCTATTGTTGATCCTACTTATTCAACTTTTACTAGAACAAATAGTCCATATAGTAATCTTGCTTTAATGTTTAACAGTGCTATAAATTCACCATACAAAACTAACTGGTTTTACTACCATCAATTACCACCAGCTTTTTACATGATCAATATCTTAAAAAAGATATTTGATGATGCAGGATGGAGTTTAGGTGGAAGCTGGAAAGATAGACCTGAAATAAAGAAGATCATAATTCCGTTTGCAGGTGCTAAGTATGATTTGAAACAGGTTTTTGTAAGTGGTTCAACATACTCCGTTGACTTCAATATTGCATTGCCAAAGATAAAGTGTATCGATTTTTTCAAAAACATTGTTAATGCATTTAATCTATACTTCAAAATTGATGTAGATAGCAAAACACTTATCTTAGAACCATACGATATAATGTTTGCAAACACTGCAAACGTTTATGTGATAGATAAAAAAATTGATCAGAAAACAATTACTAAAACAAAGGTATTTGATTATGATAGTCAGATTGTTTTCAAAGAAGACGGAAATAATAAAATTTTTGGTCTTAGAAATAGTTCGTTAAATGAGACATTAGGTAATAGTTTTATAGGTAATGGACTTACTGCTGATCTTGTATATACAGGAGGAACACGTATGTTATTTGGTGATATATTTCCATTTTCACCTTTTGGATCACAAATTGCTCAATCCTTTAGTGATCAACTAATTGATAGTTTTAATAATAAATTATCTGGTAATAAAAAAATTGATGTTGGATTTACAAGTCCTTCATTCAATAGAATGCAGTTAGCATCGAAGAATGATATAAATGGAAGTGCCCGTAGTGGTGGTCAAGTTGCATATCAATATATAAACATACCTGCTATTACTAAACAAACAGTATCTAAAAATGAAGGTTATATTTTTTCACCAGAAACAGGTTCAACATTTCTTGATAATAAACCAGATACCATGCAATATGCTGGTGGACTTACAATGCTATATTACTATGGTAAAGTAAGATACAACGGTAATGCAATTTCGACAACGGATGCACCTGATTTATTCTCAGGTCAGTTTAGAAATTGGGCATATATAAATATTGCGACAGGGGGTGGTGGTAGTTCTCCAACAGGTCAGCAAGTTCATATACCGTATGCATCACCATATCGTTTGATGAATAACAGAGATAAGGATATTATAATGCAAAAATTTTTTAAAGATACATTATACACAATAACTGGTTTTACATCATACTTATTTAATGAGAATATAATTTCTATTCAAGCAATGGAAATGTTTGCATTAATAATGACCTATTACATGGCAGGTGCAACCACAGATAGCTATGAAACAACCGACTACTCACTTATCTATTGTGAAGATGAGGGTCTGCTTTATAATAACCTTTATACAAAGTACTATAAAGAAAAGTTTAACAACATCGCAGACGGGTTTTATTTAAAAGCTAAAATGAGAATGGATGTAAATGATTGGAGAGAGATGCAGATCAACCGTTGTCTTTCATATAATGATGAAACTTATAGACTTGTAGCGATCAAGAATTATGATCCTATTGCTAGAACAGCAGATATTGAATTATTAAAACTTCCAACTTAATTAATGTTTTCTATTTTTAGCAGCAAAGGACATTTTTAATTTATGTTCATCAGTAAATTTTCTACCAACTTGTCCTTTGCTGCCAACGGCTATTTTATTACCGATCATTCTTTGGCTTTTTTCATTATTATGAATTTCTTCATGTTCTTTTTTTGTTACCCATTTAAGATTAGTAAAGTGATTATTAGTTCTATTTTCATCTTTATGATGGACTTGTTCTTTATTTTCTGGATTTGGTACGTAGGTTTCCGCAACTAATCTATGTACTGATTTACGAATTGCTAACGGTCTAATTCTAGTACAGATAAAAAAATATCCGTCAGAATTTAAAGTCTGCTTTAAAATACCCCTTTTTGAGTGTATTTCACCGTTTTCACTAATTAATAGTGAATTGTAAATTGGATGTGGTTTCATATCCTATTATACGTAAGATTTTAAAAAAGGTTATTAATTATAAGATAAAGATTAAATATGTCTCAACGTTCCGTCCAATTAGATATAAAAGTAAGTGGTGAAGACCAGATCAATGATCTTAACAAATCCCTTGAAAAGACTGGTGTTGATGCGGAAAAAGTTGCTGATCAAACGCTTAAACTTAGTAAAGGTATTGCAGGTAGTTTTGAACTTGCAGCACAGGCAGCAGGTGTATTTGGTGAAGATACTTCAAAAGCATTCGAGGCAACTATTAAACGTGCAACCGAGTACATTGCTCTTAGTAATGCATTGAAAGATGTTGCCGAAGGTTTCAGCAAAGAGAACATAAAAGGACTTACTGCCATATTCCAAGGTTTTACAAAAGCAGGTGTTGGTGCTCAATTATTTGGTAACATATCAAGAATTGCTATTACGTCAACGGGTATTGGTGCGCTTGTGGTAGGACTTGGATTGCTTATTGCAAATTGGGAAGCCGTATCTAAAGCCGTTTTAGAATTTGTGGATAGTATTCCATTCTTAAAAGCTGTTAAAGATACTGTAACAGAACTTGTTGAAAAGGTAGGATCATTAGGTAATCTATTCAAAGCCGTTGGCGCATTTATTGGTGCTGCATTTACATCAGGTAAGAATGCAGTTGACGAGTTCAATAAATCACTTGAGAAAGGTAATTTGATTGCCAAGTTAACCAAAGAAGGTGAGGCTATTGCCAAGCAGAATGAAGGTCGTGCAGAAAGTATTAAACTTCTTGAAGCACAGGGTAAGCAGGAAGAAAAGATATTGGGTATTCAAAAAGAAATCGCCAAATCTACATTGGACAACTTACAAGCACGTAAAACTGCTGGTGAAGAACTTTCTAAAGAAGATGAAAAGAGAATAACTGCTCTTGAACTTGAATTGAAGTTGATCGATATTAAAACGGCTAAAGTTCAAGAGGCAGCACGTAAGGAAGCATATTTCAAAGAGAATGCGGAAATACAATCAAGATTAAAACTTCAAGAAGAACTTGATGCTGTCAATAAAAAGGCAGAAGAAGATAGATTAAAAGACTTTAATGAGACTAACAAGAAGATTGTTGAATCATGGAAAGAAACTAATACTGAACTAAAAGAAATCACTGTTGACAATGAAAAGGAAGCCTACGATGAAGTAGAAGCAATTTCAAAAGAACGTACTGCTGCTATTCTTGATATACAGGAAAAGATCAGAGTAAAGAAAACCGAAGAGTTTAACGAGAAAAAACTTGAAGAAGAAATTGAGTTTCTTGAGGCAAAAAGAGAATTAACAGAAGAAGAAGAGGAAATACTTCTTGAATTAAAAGCAGAGAAAAGAGCACAAGATTTTGAATCGATTAATGAATATGCTCAATTAGCAGGTGAGACTATAAATAATATTTCACAGGTTATTACTGATTCTATTCAACGTAATATTGATGGTATTCAATTACAAATACAGGGTATCAATACTCAGTTCCAAGAATCCGTTGCCAATAGAGAAGCATTGGAAGCAGAATTAGCGGATGCCCAAGGTGCAAGAAGAGTACAAATACTTACTGATATCGATAAAGAGAAAGCAAAAGAAAAGTCTTTGGGTGCTGAACGTAAGAGGTTACAGAATGAACAGATAAAAGCACAGAATCAAATCAATGAAGTTAACTATGCCAATGCTGTTATTCAATCAATTATTGGTACTGCGCAAGCGGTTATTGCTGCATTGTCAACAGTTCCACCAGCATCATTCGTATTGGCAGCAATTAGTGCAGCTTTGGCTGCTGTCCAGACTGGTATTGTAATCGCCAATAAGCCTAAACCAATTCCATTGTTAGCAGCAGGGGGTTTTACTCCTGATGGTGTAGGTGCTCCTGATTCTACTGGTGAGCGTCCGGTTGCTGCACAGTTGCATGAAAACGAATGGGTTGCACCTAGATGGATGGTTCAATCAGATAGATTCGGTGGGATGATCAATGAACTTGAACAAGCAAGAACAGGTAAGAAGAACTTTGCAGTGGGTGGTTTTAGTACACCAAATATTGCAGATTCAGGAACTTCTGCCGGAACTGATACACTCATCGCAGCACTTCAAGGTCTTAATCTTGCCGTTGCCGTTACCGAAATTAACACCGTTCAATCTCGTGTTAACGTAATTGAGACAAAGGCATCATTGTAAATAATTTGAAGGTAGTTAATTATAAGGTTGAATATGGATAGAATCGTACCGCTTGTTCAGTTTACTTTTGACCCTAACAAAAAAGAAAGTGGGATGGTTGGAATATCTTTAGTAGATAAACCAGCAATAGAAAGTAATTTCCAATACTTTGAAGAACAGAAACCAAAACCACAATACTTTAAAGTAGAAGGTTATGAAGGAATTGTTCAAGGTCTTGCTCTTATCCCTGACAAGCCTATTCTTCGTTATGACAAAAACGACAATCCATACTTTGGATATTTCACCGCAGAAACCATCAAACAGTTAAAGAATAAGTTCAGCAAAGACCTTATGACTAACAACGTTTCTGCCGATCACAATGGAAAGATCGTGGACGGTTATCTTACCGAAAGTTTTATCATCGACAGTCCTGAAAGACTTGCTGATGTAAAAGCAAGAGGAATAGCAGACGCTACGATGGGCAGTTGGTTTGTTCAATATCAAATCGATGATCCTGCAACCTTCCAAAGAGTAGTAGATGGTGAACTTAGAGGCTTCTCTATTGAAGCATTCTTACAAAGTTTTTTACAAGTAAATAAGCCAACGGATAACGTTAACAATCAAATAAACACAATTATGAACAAATTAATAGAGAAATTCCAAGCAATGCTTGACGAAATTAAATTGGCAGAAGCTGCACCAGCACCTGTTGCTGCTCCATCTGGTGAAACAAAACCAGTAGATGCTGCTAAACCAGAAGTAAAGAAAATGGAAAGTGCAAAGGTTTATGGTGGTACTGACATGGTTGAATATGGTAACATTGGAGAACCTGTTACAGTAACTGCCGTTGACGGAACTAAGTCACCTGCAAAAGAAGGTGATTATATCCTTGACAACCAGAAAGAAATCACCGTAGATGCAGCAGGTAACCTTGCAGGTATCGAAAGTACTTCTGATCAATCACCTGTTGTTGCTCCAAGTCCAGCAGATTTAGCTAAACCAGTTGGTGTTGCACAAGCACAATTCGATGCAGTTGTTAAAGAACTTGCTGAATTGAAAGCTGCAAAAGAAGCAGAAATCACTGCATTGAAAGCAGAAATCACAAAGTTGTCAAAAGCACCTATTGTTGAGCCGATCATCAATCCAACGGCAAATCCTAAAGCAAAGCCTTCAAAAGAAGAACTTGCTAAACTTTCAAACTTGGAAAGAATCGCTTTATCAAAAGGTATTGAGATCAGTTCAAGAACTTTAAATAAGTTTCGTGATCAGAAGAAAGGTTAAGTAAAAAATTAATTAACCTTTAATTATAGTATTGAATTAGATCGGGAATCCGATCATTAAATTAAAAAATTAAATAAGAAATTATGCCAACAACAAGATCATTCACCAGTTCATACGCAGGTAAAGCTGCTGCCGGATATATCCTTCCAGCACTTGCAGGTGGAGAAACTGCTGCAACTAGAGGTATCAACATTGAAACAGGTGTTAAGTTTGAAGAAAAGATCAAGAAATTTGATAGTTCAAACGTCATCCAATCAGCTTCAACTACTTGCGATTTGTACACTCCAAGCGGAACTTTAACAATTAGCGAACAGCTTTTAAAGCCAGTTCCATTTAAAATCAATGCAGATATTTGTTTTGCAGATGTTTACAAACTTTGGGATCAACCATCACCAGACGGAATGAACAACGAGAACATGAGTGCAGAATTAGAAGATGCTGTTATCGCTTCATTCACTGAGAAATCAGCAGAATTCATCGATCAACTTATCTGGCAAGGTGGAAAGACTGGTGCTACTGGTAACTTGACTTTGATCAACGGATGGGCAAAGCAAATCGATGCTAACGGTGGTGTTTTACTTTCAGGTACTACAGTAACAAGTGCAAACGTGTTGACTGAAATGAACAAAGTGGTTAACGCATTACCAGCAGGAGTTAAGAAGAACAAAGCAAACTTAGTGTTGTTCGTTCCTTATTCAATCGCTTTCTTGTACGAGCAAAACTTAGCTGCTCAAGGTTTCAACACCTCAGCAGAAGGTCAATCAGCTACTCTTTACGGAATCGAAGTACGTGCAGTAGGTGGAATGTTGGACAACACAATGTGTTTGGGAGAACGTTCTAACTTCTACATCGCAACAGATTTGGAAGGTGACTGGTCAGAAGTTGCTCTTATCGACAAGAGATACACCACTGGTGACGAAGTTATTTCTTTCAAAATGAAGTACAAAGTAGACGCTAAAGTAGGTTTCCCTGCTGAGGCTGTTCTTTACGGAGCAAGATTCTATTAATCGTAAAAACTGGACAGGTAGTATTAATATCTGTCCAGTTTAATAAGATATAATGGACAAATAAGTTAAATTTTTAAAGGAAATAATAATATGTCATGTTTAATTAACGCTGGTTTACTTAGAGATTGCGGATTCAGTTTTGGTGGTTTGTCTGCCTTATACTTGGTCAGCAAGTCTGCCGTAGTATCAGTAAGACACAATTCTGGTGGTACTATCACAGGTATTACCATGAGTACAGGGACAACCAAGTTTTTTGCCTTTGAAGCTGAACCGAACACAAGTCAGTTGCTTCAAGAACTTCAAGCAGGTTCTGCAAGTAGATTTGTTAATCAGACGGTTAACGCTCAATTCGCAAATATAACTCAGGTTAAGAAAGAAGTACTTGAAGCACTTGCTAACGCATACGTGGTAGCGATTGCCAAAGATCAGGCAGGGAAGTATTGGTTTGCAGGTGAAAGCGGTAGAGGTCTTTTGGCAACTGCTCTTTCAATCAACACCGGAGCAGCAGAAGCAGACGCTTATGTAGCTACTATCTCTCTTGTTGGTGGTTCTCTTGGTTATGCCGATGAGATCACAAGTGCAGCAGCATTGGCTGTCATCTAAATAAGAATCGCTTAGGATCGATTATAGTTAGTTTAGTTTTAGGAAAACAAAAGACCATTGGGAAACTGATGGTCTTTTTGTTTTATGCTCTTAATTATAAGATAAAGGAATATTCATGCCGTTTAATATTTGTGCAGGTTTTAATAATACAGTTCGTGCAATCATAAGAGGTGAAATTGGTGCGGATGCTGGAAAATTATATGTAGGAGGGTTATTTACTACATACAGAGGTACTACTTCAAATAGAATAATTAAGCTAAATTCTGATGGTACTATTGATACTTCATTCAATATTGGTACTGGATTTAATGATATTGTAACTGACATAAGATACACCTTAGATGGTAAACTATTAGTAGTAGGAGGATTCACTTCTTACAATGGAACTACCGTAAACAGAATAGTAAAGCTAAATACTAATGGTACAATAGATTCTTCTTTCAATGTTGGAACTGGTTTAAATGCTTATGCTAATGCTATTGAAGCAGACTATACTAACAATAAGTATTACATTGGTGGTTATTTTACTTCATACAATGGTACGTCAGCTAATCGAATAGTAAGTTTAAATAGTGATGGAAGTATCAATACCGGATTTGCTTATGGAACTGGATTTGGTGCTACTGATGTTGAGGTATTTACAATAAGATTAGCATCAACTACTGAATTATATGTTGGTGGTAGCTTTACCACGTATAAGGGTATAGGTTCGAATAATAGAATAATTAAATTAACAACGACAGGTAACAAAGTTACTGGCTTTGCTAATACAGGTGCTAATAATACGATCAGAAGTATTGAAGTTGATTCAAGTGGATTTGTTTATGCTACAGGAGACTTTACAGCATACTCTGCATATTCAGTTTCAAAATTAGTAAAATTAAATACTGACGGTACTGTAAATACATCATTTAATGGTGGACTTGTATTTAATCCAGCACCAAGTCTACCAGTTGGTTGGAAATTATTGATAGTGAATAACGTACTATATGTTGCTGGTAGATTCACTGGTTACATAAGAAATTTATCGACTACTACAACAAATAATTTAGTTAGAGTAAATCTTACATCTGGTGTGATTGATAAATCATACGGTACTAGAATTGAAAATGGTACTACAATTTTTGACATTGTTGCAGATAGTTCAAATTTTGATATATATTTTGGTGGAACATTTACAAGTGTAGATTCAGTTTCTACAAACAGATTTGCTAAGTTTTTAGCTAACGGTACAAACGATACATCTAACTGTACAACTACAACCACAACTACTGTAACTGGTACAACAACAACAACTACCAGCACAACAACTACAACTACATTACCACCAACTACAACTACTACGACAACGGCTGCACCAACGACAACCACTACTACTGCTGCGCCTACCACAACAACTACAAGCACAACTACGACTACTACTGCTGCACCTACTACTACAACAACTAGTACTACGACTACAACGACTGCTGCACCTACTTGTGATTTTTATATAAATCTTGGATTTAATGATCGTGTAAATAAATTGATAATTGACTCAAGTAATAAGATTATTGCAGGAGGTAGATATAATTATTATTACACAAGTAGCATTGGTAATTCAAACAGAATAAAAAGAATCAATGTTGATGGTTCACCAGATTTTTCTTTTTCATACGGAACAGGCTTCAATTCAGTTGCAGGTGTTATAGATGGAGTAATTGATCCGGGTAATGGAAAGATATACCTTGTTGGTGCATTCGATACATATAGTGGATCAACAGGTAGAAATCGTATTATCCGTCTTAATACCAATGGTACTATTGATAATTCATTTTCAGGTGGTACTGGTTTCAATGATGTTGTATATGGAATTGCTATAGATGGAAGTGGAAAATTATATGTTGGAGGTGCATTTACAACGTATAAAGGAACAACTGCAAATAGAATTGTACGTTTAAATACTGATGGTTCTATTGATAGTGGATTTGCTTATGGAACTGGTTTCAATAACATAGTATATACTATTTCTATTGACAATAATGGAAAGATTTATTGTGGTGGTGCATTCACTCAATATACCGGAGCAACCGTATCTTCATATATTACCCGTCTTAATACAAACGGAAGTAGAGATACTGGTTTTAATGGTGGAACTGGCTTTAATGGATTTGTCCTTGATACTGCTGTTGATTCAAACAATGATGTTTATGTTGGTGGTTACTTCACACAATATACTGGTTCGACTAACAACTACATAATCCGTCTTAATTCAAACGGTACTAAAGACACGGCTTTTGATAATTCTACTGGATTTGCTGGTACATCTCCGGGTGTATTCACTATGAAGATTGATTCCAATGGAAAGTTATATGTTGGTGGACAATTTACATCTTATAAATCAGTAAGTGCTAATTACATAATCCGTCTTAATACTAATGGTAGTAAGGACACGGCTTTCGATAATAGTACTGGATTTAATGGTGTTGTTCGTGATATTGAACTTAATTCAAGCGGTAAAGTATTTGCTGTTGGTGATTTCACTTCATATAAAGCGCAGACTGTAAATAGAATTACTAAGATAGATACTGATGGTACTATTCTTACTTGTAATACACCTGCTCCTAGTACAACTACTACGACCACAACCACGACTACTACAACGACTACTACGACCACAACTAGTACAACAACTACTACTACAACCACAACTAGTACAACAACTACTACGACTGCGCCTCCACCTACTACAACCACGACTACCGTTCCAAACTTTAATTATGGAACTGGATTTACTGGTTGCGTATATGCAACAAAGTTGGATGCTAACACCAAGTTATATGTAGGTGGTGCATTTAGTGGATACAATGGTACTGTATGTAATAACATTGTTCGTATTAACCGTAATGGAACTGTAGATACTGGATTCACATTCGGTACTGGTTTCAATGGAAGAGTAACATGCTTGGAGATTGACAGTTCAGGTAATCTTATCGCTGGTGGTGATTTTACCACATATAGAGGAAACACTGCCAAAGGTATTGTACGTATTCTTTCAAACGGAAGTTACGATAGTACTTTTGATAGTACCATTGGATTTACGATAAACAACAGTATTAGACAAACTACTTTGAGAAGCATAAAAGCAACTAGTGGAAACCAATTCTATCTAGGTGGAAGTTTCTACCAATATAATAACGTAAGTTATACTACGAATTGTATACTTAGGTTCAATAGTGACGGTAGTATTGACAATGCATTCTTGCCTACATTCTCCGGATTCGGACCGGGTGAAATCGTTGAAGATATGGCAGTTGACTCATCAGGTAATGTCTATGCAGTTGGTGCTTTCACCAGTATAAACGGTGCTCCTGACAATAACTACATTGTAAAACTTCTTCAATTAAACGGTACTAAAGACACTACCTTCATAAACAGCAATGCTTTTAATACCATTGCCTTTTCAATAAGAATTGACCTTAATGGCAAGATTTACGTTGCCGGGGCATTCTCAACGTATAAAGGTAATTCTGCTAATCGTATAATCAGATTATTGCCAACAGGTTCTATCGATACAGGATTTGTATATGGTACTGGTTTCAATAGTTTAGCAGGTATTATTACTCCTGATGGAGGTGATAATAGTATGGGCGTTGAACCTACTTATGATAACAAAGTAGTTGTTGTTGGTAACTTCGATACATATAATGGGACAACAGTTGAAAGAACTGTAACCAGATTAAATGCCAATGGAACTATTGACAGTACGTTCATCATAACTGGTACTACCGGAAACGGATTTACCAATTTATTTAACGGTAGATCAGCACCGTTTTCAATCTCAGTAACAGTATTAAATAACATCTACTTTGGAGGTTGTTTCAGAAAATTAGGAAGTGTTACAGCCAATAGAATTTACAAGTACTATACGACAAGTGAGAGTACTACAACTACAACCAGTACAAGTAGTACTAGTACGACAACGACTGCTCCACCACCAAGTACGACAACAACCACTACATTACAACCTATTTTAGGTCAGGGTTCATGTGGTGTTAATTTCAATCTAATTGGTATTTCTAAGATATGGATTACGGAAAAACCAGCAAATCTTTCGTATTTGGTATCTGATGCAACTTATAAGACATTGGACTACTATGGTAATAGTATTATCACCATCAATTCATTCAGTGTACCTCTTAACTGGCAGCTTATAGCTGAAAACATATTTGATGTTAAATACGATCAAAAGCTAAAGATTGCCAATCAAGGATTTGTATTTGAAGAAACTATTGAGTTCGGTATTCCAAGAATAACAATATCTAAATGGAAGGATTTAACCGATTTATTTGAAGGTTCTTTCATGATTGCGTTCTTGGATAACAATGGTAACTACTATATCATGGGTTATGATGATCCATGCAAGTTGAGTAATTACGAAAATACCTATGGTGCTTATGGTGATAAAAAT